TTACCAACACAAATTACATTAGTGTAAAAATTACTCATTAAAATCTAGGAATAGAAGATGCGATTTGAATACCAGAACCAAAGACTTGATTGTATTGATTTGTTAAATCGGTAACTGGTGTGGTTACAGTTAGAACATCCGAAGATGAAAATTTAATGCCAGTAGAAAACTCTACGCAGAAATCTAAGAATGGAGAGAAGCCCATCATTGGACCATCTTTAGTTGGCTGTACAATAACCTGTACAGGTTGCTTTACGGTATATTCACCGCCGCTATACTCAACCTCACCAAGAATGGTTTGGTTTGTTTTGAAAGTAATAAGTTTCAAACTCATACTTTAACCCTTTCCTCTGCAAAAAAGGTTTTCAATGTTACCCACTTCTTGGGGAACAACATTTCACGACCGCGGAAGTCGGTCATGTCTTGGGTTGGGTCATTAACTAGACCAATAAGTTCAACCATATTGTCGAACTCACGAAGAACCAGGTCATACTTGTATGCCTGGAGTTTGTTTTCAACTGCCATTTGATAGGCGAGTTTTGATGTATTGATATTACTCAATTTCAATATTACTCCATTGTTTAAGTTTTAAAAATTTATTTTGCTTTGCTAACATCAATTCTTTCCAATCAACGCCAACATCTTTCTTCACAAGCAAATCAATCATAGCGAGAAGGTCACCCAATTCTTCCTGCAACATTTGAATGTTCGTTTTGTCTTTACCAGGCTTTAACTGGTCAGGGCCAAAGCGAAAACATTTGCTTATTGCTTGAGTGACTTCTGCACATTCTTCTTGCAGAATTAAAAGAATTTCTCTAGTATCTTCATCCATAACGATATTATATCACAGTTTAATGAAAGGTGCAAGCACTGGAGCACTCCATCCTTCAGGTTTCATAACTTTGCCAGATTCATTCTTGATAACTTTGCCAGTCACGGAATCAATCTTGCATAGATTACTACGAGCAACCTCAGCCCAAGCACCGGGTACTTCAAAGCCTTTCATGCGACAGTAACCTAGAATAACCCAAATCATGTCCATACATGCATCTAGTTGTTCTACATCATCTTTGGCTTTAAGTGCGTCTTGAAATTCCCAGTATTCTTCATTGATAAGATTACGGTAAAGACTAATGTTCTCTATAGAAGGAACTTGGTCACAAGCGTCAATAAAAATATTAACGTCTTTATTCATATCAGTCATAATATATCCTATTGGTTGCGGGACCTGGAATCGAACCAAGAACTGAGGATTATGAGTCCTCCGTAATACCGTTTTACTATCCCGCGGTTGTTTTATTTAGTTTTTTGAAAAAAAGATTTGAAGATTCTCCAGTATCTTTTCATTCGGGTTTCTTCAATCTTTTTAATGATAAGTTCACCATTAACATAGTCAATGTCTAACAGGTCATTTGTTTTCCAACCCATATCTTTCATAAGTTCTTTAGGCAATTCAATTATTGCATCGCCGTTTTCACAAATTTCAATAACTTGTGATGTATAAATTTTACTCATATTCTACTCACTCCAACATTACATTTAATCAAAAAATCAATACCTTGATTATCTCTGTATGTATTACGATAAAGCACACTATTGATGCCAGATTGATAAATCAATTTAGCACAGTCTAAACAAGGCGCATGTGTCACATACAATGTTGCATCATCACTTGAATTGGTTGACTTTGCTACCTTTGCAAGTGCGTTTGTTTCAGCATGAAGCACCTCAGGTTTGGTTTTTAACTTATAACGAAGCCATGGAAGGTCTTCAGTTTTTGGTAACTGTTGTTCACTCCATGGCCATTGTTCTTCAATTTCTTCAGGTGACAACCAACCACCCGCGGTTCGGTCCATATATTCTTTATCCTCACAGTTGTTATCCCAACCAGAAGGCATACCATTGTAGCCAATCCCAATGATTGTATTATTTTTTACGATAACACAACCAACTTGTAATCTACGGGCTGAAGATAACTTAGAGTAAACTTCAGCCGCAGACATATGAGCCGAATCAAACTTGTTCAATTTTATTCTTTTGTTTCTTTTCATGCACAACAGGCTTATTACCAATAAGTTGCGCTTGAATCATTGCATTCTTATACGAATGCCTCTCAAGTGGATTAACCATAGTAGCCATGCGGCGTTTAACACTACGATTAATTTTAAAATTAGCACCTGGTTTCATATCAAATCTCCAAAAATTTAAGTTCAAATCTATCTGCACGGTTTTCGTAATTAATGTAACCACGTGGGTTACAAACAATTCTTGTGCTACCAATCATGTAGTCAAAGTCTTCATGCGTATGCCCATGAGTCCATAGTTTAATTTGTGGATGGTCTATGATAAAATCATCCAAATCGGAACTATAGCCACCATTCATAACCACTTCTTCTTTATACCGAGGATGTGTTGACTGTTTGCTAGGTGAATGATGACCAACAACAACAAACTTTTGATCCCATTTACCTTCAATCATAATGCGAATGTAGTCCATCATTTGCTTATGGTCTTCAACAGCATCTTCTGGTGTGAAACGAGCCGCACGTTGTTTGAAGATGGGCTTTTCTCTATTGTCTACACCATGGATCTGTTCGTATGCTTTAAAATTTACCATGCGGTGACTGTTGTCCACACAACGGAAGTCATTCATCATACCCGATATTTGCATCAGGGTGATTGGATCTTCTTTGTTCATATCTGTCCACAAAGTACCACCGATGAATGTTACATCATCAACAACAAAAACATCTTTATCTAAGATACGGAGGTTGCGTATATAAGAAAGCCTATCACGCAAAGTTGTAATAGTGTTCCGATAATCACCGTTATAGTGTTCATGGTTTCCCATAATATAAATGACATGCGGAAATCTTTCACCACATTCTTGAAAGAATTTATGATATTTTTCAGAGCGAACATTTTTATCAAAGAATCCAATATCATCTTTTACCATCAAGTCTACAGCAGTACAAATATCTCCAGAGAGAATAAGAACATCAGCGTTCTCGGTATTCTCAAAAGATATTTCACCAAATTCAAGGTGTACGTCGGATGCTAGAGCAATTTTCATAGTTTACTTTCTGCCTTCAAGTGCTTATTATAACACAAGAAGGCAGATTTTTCAGGTAATAATTAAACTTTTTCTTGGAGTAATTGTGGTTTACTTACTGTATTGATAGCAATTTTAACCGGTTGTTTTTCAACTGGTACAATATTGATAAGTTTTACTGTAAGAACACCATTATCCAAACTTGCACCATCAACTTGCACAGTCTCAGCCAACGTTACAGTTTTCTTAAACGAACGTGTGCCAATACCACGATGTAAATAGTTTCTGGTGTCATCAAGGCCTTTTTCGCCTTTGATAGTCAAAGTATTTTTCAACACCTCAATAGTGATTTCACTTTCATTGAATCCAGCAACAGCAAGTTCAACAAGATAATTATTCTCATCAACCTTAACAATGTTGTGTGGAGGGAAAGTGGTAGGTTTTTCCGTTAGCATAGTATCAAATGTATCAAGTAGTTGGTCAAAACCAACAACGGAAGGGTAAAGATGTGTGAATCTTAATGTTGTCATAAAGTTCTCCTTTAAAAGCAAGTTAAAAAAATGTTACCCCGAAGGCATAACTTCCAGCTTACCTTATACTGGTCCAAACTAACGTGTCGGAGGTGTAATTACACGGACGCCTTATACCGTAGCATCAAACAGCCCTAAGGTGGGAACAATTATTTATACAACTTTGTAAAAGCCTCAATCATTCTTGAGATTTCTTTCCGATATTATATTTGCTGACTAGTTCCCATTCATCTTTTTCTTTATATGAAATAATCTTAATTTGATGAATCGGAGCAATCTTGTCTATCATAATGTCGGGATTAACAATCTTAACTAGACCCCATTCTTCTAGGAGTTTAGCTATCGCATTTCGCCTTTCAATATCGTTATCTATGATGCTAGATGGTTTTCCGTCTAGGGCAAATAATTCTTTAAAGTGGACAATATAGTATTGTCCTCGTTTGTGTAGGATGTGGCAAGACTGATATAGAACCCGCTCTTTACGTGAGGATACACCAATTCTGGTTAACGTTTCTCTCACTTTTAAAAAGTCATCGTGTTCGTTTAGCGTCACCTCAACAAAGGTTGATAAGTCGACCATTTCATTTCCTTAATCCACCGATATCGGTTTTTTCTTTTAATTCTTGGATTTGTTCATCGCTGAGTAGGCGCAAGGCTTCACGGGCTTTAGAATCGGATAGACCGAAGTATGTCTTTACACATGCTATATCTTCACTTTTTT